GTGAATTCATAGGTGAATTCATAGGTGAATTCATAGGTGAATTCATAGGTGAATTCATAGGTGAATTCATAGGTGAATTCATAGGTGAATTCATAAATGAAGCCATAAGTGAAGCCATAGTTAGCACGGGCGAATAAGTCGGCATTGCAAAGCTACTTTGGATGTCCTATTCTGCGAGGCGAGTTGGGAATTAATCCCGTTTCTAAAGAGGAGAAAAAACAAAGATATGAACATAAATGCTGCATACAGCTCGAACTATCTTCGAGCTGTAGACTTAAAAGGGAAGGAAGTTCGGGCAACGATCGAATCCTTCAAAATCGAATCAATCGGACAAGGCTCGGACGCGAAGGAATTGCCTGTTCTTAGATTCAAAGGAAAAGAGGCTGGCTTCGTTTTGAACAAGACGAACGCGAACATCATTCAAGGATCATTTGGAGATGAAACAGATGATTGGACGGGCAGGGAGCTTGAACTTTTTGTCGCCCAAGTCGCTTTCAAAGGCGAAATGGTTGACGGGCTGCGAGTTAGAGTTCCTCAGCAAGATGAGCAGAAGGCTCCCATAAACTTGGACGAAGAAGGAGACCCCGAAGTTCCGTTCTAAATGGCTGACTTCCAAAATTTTGATTGGTCGCCATTGGAACTGTACAATCCGATCTGGATTGAGCCGAATTTCTGCATATGCCTCGAAGGTATCCCCCACCCTCAAGCCTCATACGTTATTCGACTCCGCCGATCAATGGTGTTCGGTACTGGAGGACACCCCGCGACTCGAGCTATGCTTTTGAAGTTGCTGCACAAAGAACTCGACGAGGGCATTCGTGTCATCGACTTCTGGTGTGGCTCGGGTCTACTGGGGATCGTCTGTGCCAAATTTGGATGTGATGTCTTTCACATGGACGACAATAGAGAAGCTCTCGTTGAGGCGATAGAGAATGGACTCTTAAATGAGTGCGCTGTCTCCGCCAACGAGGGAAACAGAAATACGAAGATCGCTGACATCAAACCCGCTGACCTTTTAGTGACTCATCAAGCGAAACTGGCGAAGCTGAAGAGAGAAATTCCCGCTGTTCACAAGTTATTGAAACAGGGAGGAACTTTTCTGCTCTCTGGCTGGCCGCCGGACGAGCATCGAAGAGTGAGAGCACAGGTTGAGGAATTCTTCCAAATTGAAGAAATTCAGGATTTAGAGAGCTGGCCGATCATCACAGCAAGAAAATGATAAAATGAAATTAGAAAAACCTTCGATTGAAGAAGCTGCGGCTCGCTCACTCTTTCGGGAAAGCGAGTCGGCTCATTTTTATAGGCAAGACGGAAAACCGGAATACACTCAAATCACAAAAACCGGAGAAAACGCCGGAAAAGAGAGACCGACTTCTCTCAAGGATGCGAGGAAATTCCATCTGCTGCCTTCAATAACGACCATTAATAAAGTCAAAGCTGAGAGAATGCTCACCCAATATAGGGAGAAACATTTGATGAAGGCTTGCTATCAATATCGCCCGAAAAAAGATGAAGCACCGGACGACTATTTCGACAGAATTCTAATTCGAGCGAGAGAGGATTCGCTTGAAGCTGCAAAGCTCGGCTCGAAATATCACGACGTTTTTGAGACGATGCTTCGATCCGGAAAATGGGACAAGAGCGATCCGAAACTGGTCATCGTAAATGAGTGGATGAACAAAGAGATTGAGGATGTGATTTGGATGGAGAAACCTCTCGTCGATCTATCAATGGGAGTGGCTGGAAAAGCTGATGCCTTTGTCATTATGAGAGGGAAAAAGACTCTCTTGGATTGGAAAACTCGAAGATTTGCTCCTGTGAAAAAGAAAGGCGAAATAGTTGATTGGAAATGCAACTGGTACAAATCGGACTGCAGGCAGCTCGCCTTCTACGGAAATTGCATTGAGCGGAATACTTGTCGGGCCGATCGCACAGGCCGCGTTGGAGAAAAAATCAGAGTCGCCAATGTGGGAATGAATACAAGAGCAGATTCCGAGCTGAGTCTCAAAATCTGGACTCGAGCAGAACGGAAATGGGCCGTAGATGTTGTGAAGTATGTCAATAAACTTTGGCAGCACGAGAACGATTACATCCCCGAAATTCAATGAACTTCGATCTACTAAAAACCAAAAGGCTTGAACCGCTGACCGCTCCCGTTGACAGAGTGCGCTTCATTAGCACAGAAATGGCGTATGAGGCGTTTTCTGCGTCGCAGAGGGTACGGAGCAAGGAAAACCTCTGGGACGCTGTCATCACTTATTCTGACGGAAGAAACGAATACTTCGGAATTGAGGCTAAGACTGTCCACGAATGCGCCAATGAGCTGAGAAGGAGAGGAGCTTTGTGAAAATACTCGCAGTCAGAGATTGGACTGAGCTTTACGAGAATTCAGAGACTCGGAGAAGGAAACAACTGGGATGGGTTCTGACTCCGAATAGACACGACAGTCTCGGATATTGTCGACTGATGGCAAGAGGAGAAGAGGGGTGCATGATTTTTGGAGTTTGGAATGTTCTGCTTCAACTTGCTTCCCGAGGAGCTGAAGAGGTTCGAGGATATTTTGTCGATGATTTAGGGAATCCTTATTCATTTACCGACATTTCGATAAAAACGAGAGTCCCTGAAGCTGCACTCGAAAAATCAATCCCAGTTTTGACTGAAATTGGATGGCTGGTTGAGCTGACTTCTGAAGAATTCGCTCAAGGAATACGTTCGACACCCGCGACTCATACGGATGCTCTGCGTACTAAGATAGAGAGAAAGAAAGCAAAGAAAGAAAAAGGCGAGCGCGGCAGCGATCGAACTTCGTTCTCCGCTCTCGCTGAGAAAATACAGGAGGAAATTGATGGAAAGTAGAGAGGTCACTCGAAAATGCGAGTCTTGTTCGAAGCCTATGACGACAGAAATCTTCTCGGAGGACGAGGAGCTGTTCAAATCGCTCTGTCGGATTTACAAGACGCTGAAATGTGAATCCTGCACAGAGTTTGAGAAGGAATTGAGCTCGATCAATGCTCTAAAAGCTGAAGCATGGACGGCGAACAAGTCATTGCAGGGAAAAATTGACAGATTAGAAGCTTCGATCGAACAGGGATGGATCGAGCCAGATGCGAAAATTTGGCTCAAAAAGTGGAAAGAACAACAAGACGGATTCCGAGATCAAATTCGAAAGATAGAGTTCAAAGAGAGAGCTGTTCTCGGAAAATACGGCAGACACATGAAACACGGAAAGGTTGAGGAGAATGAGAAAGTTGACTAAAACAGAATACAATAAAGGAATCACTCTAGTGACTCTCGTCGCTCTGGAGCATTACAGGGACGATCGTCTAAATGTCGGAGGATTTTTACGAGCTTGTCTCGCGAATGATTTCGTCGCCGCAGCTTGTCTCGCAGATAAGAACAATGCTCACAACTTGCCAGAAATCGCTCGCTGGATTCACAACAAAATGCCAGCCGATGCGTGGGGAAGTTATGAGAGAGTCGATAGATGGCTCGCGGGGCTCGACGAGAAAGGAGGCGAAGAATGATAAGATGCTATCAATCCGAGAGAGAAATTCAGATGGATTTCACTTCTATGAGCACATCGAAGCTGGAGCGTCGGTTTGGAGAGTTCCATTCAAAAAATCCGGAGGTTTATTCAGAACTCGTGAGACTCGCTCGAGAGCTCAAAGTTGCTGGAAGAGAGAGATACGGAATCAAATCTCTGTTTGAAATAATTCGATGGCACAAGGCGATGTCAACAATCGGAGACGACTTCAAGTTGAATAATAATCACGCCCCGTTCTATGCTCGGCTCATTATGAGAAAGGAACCCGATTTGGAAAAATTCTTCGAAATAAGAGCTCAGAAAATATGATAAATAAGACACCAGATCGCTCAGAACTGATCGAGCTTGAGAAAAAGCTCGAAGGGATCAGAAAGCAGAAAGCTGCCGCTCATCAAGCTGCGACTCGCTCACTCTTTCGGGAAAGCGAGTCGGCTCATTTACTCAGTCTCTACGAAGAACTCGCCAGAACCGAAATAGAGCTCCTTGAGGAGATTAGGGAAGCTTCAAAAAAGATTATTTTTCACATGGACTGATCTCTAACTCCTTGAATGAGGACTCGTTTCTGTCCGAGTCGGAGCTCCCCCAGCTCTGTCAGTTCAGTGGAAACCCTACTCCCCGAGGACAAGAAGGGAGTAGGGTCTTTTTTTGAGGAGGAGGGATGACTACTCTTCAGAAAATTTTCTGCGCGAAGTAAATACAGCCCAAGACAAAGAACGCCAGAATCGACGCTGGAAGTCCGAGAGCTAGAATTAAGACAACCGCTTTCAGTAAAAACTCACTCATTTGGTTTCTCCTCTGTTTTTACGGCTCCCGCATACCAACCCTCTGGAAGAGTCGTCGGCTTTGTGAGAACCCATTCTCCGCCTTTTAAGACATAAACCCGTCCCTTTACGTTGGGGCCAATTCTGATCAAATCTCCATCATGGATGAAGACCGCTCTAGTCGTCCCGCATCCCGTCACGAAGTTTCCGACGAATAGTATCGTCAAAAGCTTCCCGAATTTCTTTTGGAGTCTTGTCAGCATCGCTCGCCTTTTTATCCTCTCGGACAATTTTCGTCAAATACTCAAATAGAGCTCCGACAAAGGCTTTGAAAAACGAGATCACATTCTCTTAATCATTTTTTGATTTTATGATTCCTCTGGAAACCGTGTAACCAACTGAAGCGAGTGCAGCGACGACAAATCCTGTGACTTGATTCGATGTTCCAGCTCCTTCGGGGTTGACGACTCCCGCCATAATCAAAAGACCGACTAGGCTCGTCAATGCAGTGAGCCAAAATTCGGAAGTTCTGATTCCTCTAGGATTCTTCTCCGTTTTTTTCTGTGCCATAGATTTCTTCTTTGTCTGAGATGATTCTTTTGTAGTGATGGAAGAACATACAAATGAAAGTGAACAGTGCTGAAATTATGATCCCTAATGCGAGACCCAAAGCAAAAGTGAGCAAGAGTTCGGTCATCGTTTTCTCATTTGACGTTCAACCAACAGGTCAATCTTTTCTTCCATTCTGTCCATCCAGCGAGACAGGTCATCCGTCTGCTGCTTTTGACGGGCAAGTTCAGCTTCAATCTGTGCCATTTTTGTATGACCTTCGTCAAGCTTCGATAAGATGAATTTGAGGGAAAAGCCAAATGCGGCAAACCCAACTCCAAAAACCATTTGAATAATCTCTGAAAAAGTCATCTCCTTCGAAACAATTTATCTTATTCACTCGATGAGGACAAGTCTCAGCTCTCTAAAACTTCAATTCTGTTTTTAAGAGAAGAGACTTCCTCTTTCAGCTCTATGATGCTTTCAAGCAGAAGAGGGATCATGCTGTGATACTTGACTGTCTTTCTCCCTCTCATTTCTCCAACAAGTTCGGGGATCACTTCTTCGACTTCTTGAGCGATGAGTCCTGTTGCACTCCCTCTCTTTTTGAATTCCTTCTTAGCACTGTCTTTCCAATCGAAAGAAACAGGGCGAAGGTTACAGATTTTTTCAAGTATTCCTTCGAGCGGTTTGACATTCTTTTTCAGAGATTTGTCCGAGACTCCAGAGAGATTGATTTCTACGAGATAATCCGTTGCAGTGATGTCGATTTCTCCGTCCAGATTGTCGAACAGAATGTCGTCTTCATTCTCCATGGTGAACTCGTTTCCGAGACCGTCCGAGACTGTGAAGTATTCCATCCCGCCGCCGCCTCCTCCGCTGGCTGAAAAGTCGATCGTGTCCGCGACTGAGCAGTCAATGGTTACCGAGTCGTCGTCACTGGTCAGGTAAACGATGTCGCTATCTTCAACTGTGAACGAATTTAAGTCTTCGTCTTCAAAGGTAAACGACGTCATGCCGCCGCCGCCGCCGCTCCCGTTGCTTGCGGCGGTAATGCGGCCTTGAGCGTCAACAGTCAAGTCCGTGTTGGTATAACTTCCGGCGGTGACTGCCGTATTGTCCAAATTGACTGTGATCGTTCCGCTTTCGGTCACTGGCGAGCCTGTCGAAGTCAAACCAGTTCCTCCGTCGACCCCAATAGAAGTGACTGTCCCTCCTCCTCCTCCTCCTCCTCCATCTCCCCATCCAAGACCGTTTGCTCCGTCAGTTTTGAGAAACTGGCCGTCAGCTCCGTCAGTTCCGGGGAGTGTCCAAATCTCTGCACCCGTCCCAGCTTTGAAACCTGTGTACCCTCCCGACCCTCGAATAAGAACTTCTGCGTTTCCGTTTAGAGAGGAAATCAGAAAAGGGTCGGCGACGTTGTTTTGAAAATGAGCGATATGGGAGGGAGGCTTGTTGCCGAGGATCATATGTCCGTCTAATTTCAGGTCATTTGAAAGATAAGGGTCTACATCAGTCGCCAGAGCTGTTCGAATCATCAGATCAAAAAACGCCTCGTCTCCATCAATAGAGACTTGGAGACTGTTCTCTTCGGGATTCCCTGTCACTATCCTTGACTGAGAATTGATTAAGGCAGAAATGAATCTCCAAACCTTATTCGCCTCGCTTGCGACGAGCAAAGTGGGGCAGCCTCCTGCCTTGTAGAATCCTCCCGCTGGCATGAATGCCGCCGCTGCTTGTCCGAATGCTGCCTTCTTTCCACGCCCCGGTCTCCCTGAGACAGACGTCCATCTCCTTCCGGAAGCGTTCAGTCCCGAATTGCCGCCTTTGATACGGCTGTTCTTAACTTGCTGCTGCGACTTCGGTAAGTGATGGGAATAGGAACTCATTGAGCGATAGCTAGAAATTGAGTCTGCATCAGAATGTTCCCGACTCCGTAGGCTTTTTGAATCGAATTATCTGAGAGTTGAATGTAGTTCGAGGAAGTGACTTCATTTTGATAGCTGGAAATTGTGGGGTTGGTGTTCGCGTCGACATACTGCACTTCAGTCTCGTTCGACGATGTTTTTTCTACTTTATACCTAGTCCCAGTTAGAGCGAAAACTCCAGTAGCGTTTTGAGTGAAAGTTCTTACCTCTTTCACTGAAGTAGTGACTGACTTTTCAGGTCGATAAGACGATGAAGCATCAAAAGACTCGTAGTATGCGAAAAAACTCACTGACCTCCAAGAATAGCTCGTAATAGAAGAAGGAACCGTCGCGAATCGACGAGTGAAAGAGACTAAAGACGTTCCTGCTCCCTGTGGACTTGTCTCTTCAATTAGAAAAGCTGACGAATAAGTTCCGTCGGCTGTGTCGAGTGCCATCGGGGAAAAGTCCTCCCTCGCTTGAACATAATCCCTCTCGTAGATGATGCCTGTAGTGTCTCCTAATTGGCTGAATGGATAGAAGATTCGAGGAACGACTGTTGTCTCAGTCGCAGTCGCCCAGTTCGTGTTCGGATAATCTTTCGTCAAGCTCATTGGTTGCAGAATTTGTTTGAGACGGTCTTATGGAGAGAAGTTATGTCTCTATGAATAAGGCCGAGCTGTTGAATCATTATTTTCAGTTCCTTGTTGTCTCCCTGCTCACAGGTTATTTTGAGCTCTCCCTTTTTCAGTTTGAGGAGAGGATTGTTCAATGCCTCTGCATTAAGACCAGCCTGTTCTGGGATCGCCGCGTTGATTTGTTGAGCAGGAGTCATCCCGTTGCTGTCTCTGATCGAATACTTCTGCCCTTCTGCATTAAGAGCGACTTGAGCTCCAAATGCTTCATTGATTATCTGTTCGGGAGTTTTCTCTCCTTCGGCAATAAACTTGTAGGCTTCTCCTAGACTGTTGATCTCGCTATGTTTTTCAATCGCTGCATTCAGTTGACCGATGTGAATGTTCGAAGTCTTAATCATCTCCGCGCCGTGCTGGACGTATTCTTGCTGAGCGAGAGATTGAGCCTGTTTTGCTGCGGTTATTTGCTCCTCGTTTCCTTTGATTGTCTCAGTCTGGGAAGCGATTTCTTGCTGGGCTTTGAATTGAGCTTCCGCGTTCTTAACCTGATCCCTCTTTTGACCAGCAATCGCCGCTTCCTTTTCGACCTGTTGCTCTAAGACGGCGACTGTCTCTTGGACTGCTGCTGTCGTCTTTTCTTGATGACTCGAAGTTTGCTCGACCTCTGAATTCAACTCGGAAGCTGCACTCTCAGCTCCCCCAAATAAATCCGTAGCCCAACTGATCGCATCTCCGAGTTTTCCGAAAAGACCAATTGCCCCCTCCACCAAACTGGAGACAACTCCAAAAACCTCTTGCCCAAAGACCAAGAAGTATCTCAAAGCTTCCACCACTTCGTTATTTGAGGACATGAATTGGGCGACCATTTCCTCAATTTTAGTTTTTACGAAATTGTAGATCATTGAGACATAACTCTCAACTGACTCCCAAATTCCTTCGATCACGCTCAAAACGTAGTCTTTGATCGAAGTGAAGATTCCTTTGATGAAATCCCAGACGCCTTGGATTTTGTTTTGGACGAACGAAGAAAGGCTATCTATCATGTCCTCAAGCCACGGGAATATCTCATAAAGTTTATCCATGATGGACTGTCGAACTTTGAGAAGGAAATCTCTAATGGCGGTGATTTTGTTCCGAACGAAACTGATAAGGTTGTCGACCAAGCTCATTACGGTACTGGCTCGAGTCTTCCACCTCTCAATAAATTTATCAGCGAGAGATTTGAGCCCGTCGAAGAGAGCTTGGGCAGCGTCCCAGATCAGCTGGAAAGGCAACTTTATCAACGTCCAAAGCATTTTTGCAGCATGGGCGACAGCGTCCATCGTGCTGGAGAGTCCTTCTTTAGACTCACTGAAGAGCTTCACTACCCAATCGTAAATTTTCTTAAATGGACCGATCCATTCCAAGAGGGCTTCTTTGAATTCCTTCATGTCTCCAAGAACTGCCTCTAGTTCTTTTTTGAAAGCTTCTGGCCCTTGAGTTGCAGCTTGGATCAGTCGACCAATCCAGCCGATGATTTTAGCGATTACTTCTCCATATTTTCCGAGAATCTCCATGATCCAGTTCAAGGGCTTCAAAAGAAGAACTATCGCTTTCAAAAGGAGCTGAAGCGCAGGGAGCATCATCACTATTTGAGGTAGAACCATTTTGAGCATATTGATGAGCAAGGGGAACAGTTCTTCAATCAGCTCAAAAAGAACGTCTTGGATCGGAGCGTAGGCTTCCATCAAAGCTCCGAGAAGTTCTCCGACTTTGTTCCACGGAAGAGCACCGAGCATTTTGAGCCCCTTCATTAACTGAGGCATCAAAGCATTTACAAGGGGTTCGAGAGCTTGTCCGACTGTGACTTTGAAAACTTCGAATCCAGCCATCAGTTTTTCCATCATACGACTGAATCCTTGGTCAACCGTTTGGAAAGCCGTTTCAGTTGCTCCAGCCTTTTTCCCCATTTCCTCCATCTGCTCTCCGAGCCCTCTGGCGTTATCTGCTCCGAGAATGAGAGCAGCTTGTCCTGCTTCAATGCTTCCGAACATGTCCGTGAGCCTCGTGCCAGTTTTATCTGCTTCACCGGACATCATGTTCAAAGCTTCCGCCACACTTCCGCCTCCCTTAATAAATTCGGGAAAAGACTTTCCAGAAATTCTTTCAAATGTGTCGGCTGACTTGGTGCCAGCTTTCGAAATCTCATTGAAAAAGGCTTTGAGCATTGTTCCCGTCTCCGCAGATTTGCCCGGACCTAAGTTTTTTGTCATCTCTGCAAACGCCGCCCCAACTTCGTCAAAACTCACTCCAAGAGAAGCTGCGATTGGAGTCACTTTTCCGATGTTTGCAGCGAGCTCTGGCATCGTCGTCACACCATTTTTGATGATAGTGAAAAGAGTATCTGAAACATTCGCCGCTTCTGTGACAGGCAACTTGTAACCATTGATGACTGTCGTCAAAGCACCGACCGCCTCTTCAGTCGATGAAACTCCAGCAATGGCTGACTTTGAGGCAGTTTTCAGAAAGTCAAAGACGTTCTCTTGCGGAACTCCAGCAGAGAGAGCGTTGTAGAGAGAGCCGATGAAATCTTCGGGCATTTTCCCCATTTCTGCAGAAAGCTCGAGGAGCTCTTGAGACATTTGATCTTTCGCTCCCTTCGTAATTCCGGGCAAAAGAGTGAAGACTTCATTCATTGACGCCTCAATTCGTCCAGCCGTTTTGACAGCATCGGTTCCAAATTCAACCATCGCTCTTCCGGCTGCTGTCGCCGCTTGAACGGCAGGGTGTCCCATTGCCTGTTGGAAACTATTGCCGAATCCTGCGAGCTTGTTGGTTGCTCCTTGAATCCCTGTGCCGACCCCTTTGACCGCATTCGTCGTCCCTTCGGCAAACGACTTCGCCTTATTCTTTGCAGCATCAAGTCCCTTGTTGAACTTGTCTGTGACCGCTCCAATGACTGCTGTGATCGAATAGTTCGCCATCAGGTTTTCTTATCTTTTTTCTCTGCGTCTGCCGCTTTCTGGATTTGAGCCATATACCAGTGACGAACTTTGTCAGAATGCTTCGCGAACGTGGTGGTGTTCTCACCCCCTAATCTCGCCGTCAGAGCTTTCATATATGCCGCTGCTCGAGCTAGAGGCAAATCAAAAATCTGCTGTTCAGTCCAAGAGTATTGACTCGCAGCTCCGTCGACCATTTCAGCAACCCATGTCGGGGAAGGCTCTCTGTTTGATTTATTTCCCGAAGGAAGAGTTCCATTTGCCATCGAGTCGATGATGAGCTGAGCAATCTTCATCGCAAGACTCTGCCATCTGAGAAAGCGAAACCAATTCAGCAAATAGAACCTTCTCGCCGATCTGAAATCGGGTTTATATTTGGGACTCATCACCCAAAGAAAATTCACAACGTCCCTTTTGGTGGGCATTTTTTCAATACCCCCCAAAAAGGGAGAGTTGAGATGCTCTAGGAGCAGATAACGTCTAACAGTCAGCGAGGAAACTTCGAACTTGCCCACTTCGACAGTGACATCCAGAAAAACGAGAGCCGCTTCTCTTCTGTCCCTCTCTTTAGCTTCGGCAAGGTCGGCACGGTACTTCCGGTGAAGCTCCTCGGCCAACATGGAGCCGTCTAATTAGTTGAGTTTCTTGTAGAAGGAGATGCTGCACTTCGCATAATCGCCTTGAGACTGAGAATCTCCAACTTCCGTGATGACATAGGTCGTATTATTTCGACCATTTGTCGAACTGAGAACCATTTCGTGTCCCAGTGACGGATTCGCTGTCGTTCCCGCAGCATATTGGAGAGTCGCAGAGCCTTCAACTCGGTTCGGAACAAGAGTCGAACCCAAAGGCTCGCCGTTCGAATCGTTGATGTCCACTCTGTTGCCCCCTTGGGTGAATGTCGCCCCTTCGACGACATAAGTGATTGAGTTTATTGTAACCGGAGAGTCTTGTATTCCGAAGCTCTGGGTTCCGTCTGATGTGATCGCCATTTTGTGAGTTCCTTATCGTTCTTTAGGTTGATAGTCGGCTATTTCAGCTCGTATTATGAAGGCCAAGCGTCATCTCTGATCTCGAACTTCAAGTTCCACGTCAATTCTGTAACATTGAAATCCTCATCAGTCAAATAATTACACTCTTGTGGCTGAATGAATTTCAAATCATAATATGGGAGAGTCGTGCTGTTCCAGTTCGTCCCTGACCATAAAAAAATCTCTCTCAATTTCGCTCTAGTCGTCGCATGATCGCTGGTTTGACCGACCGCATTGTCAGTGATGAGCTTGATATTCCAGAAAGCTCCATATTCTACAAAATCGTCGGTGTTCGGACTCGCTCCTCCTTGCCTTCGAGTCACAGGGAGGCTCGCCTCTCCAAGATCAAGGGCAACTTCGACTCTTGGAGTGAGAAGATCAGTCTCAGTCAACGTCCCAATAACCTGAAAACCCGAGGAGATTCCGGCGGCGATGAATGTGACTGCTGCTGACTCAAAATGAGCCTCAAAATTCAACAAATCCTGAATCGAAGATGCTGCCATTTAGACTCCTTTCGAATATCTCGCCTCACAGTCGAGCGTGAGGCCGATTTCATCTGCCGCGAGAAAATCTGAGACGACCTTGTAAGCTCGGCCTTCAGTATCAGTAAAAACCCATCCCTTTTTGGGATAAGGCGTCACTCCATTCACATTGAGATAGAATCGAGTGTCAAGTTTGGTTGAGCGACCGTTTTCTTCGACCGAGAATGCGTCCTGAAGCTCTCTTCTCGTCGCGGAGAAGGTTGCACTCGCTGAAGAGGTAGGAAGGGTCACTGTGAGCGTGTCAGTGAAATCCCCGATCGCGTGATCGAGGTCAGCCGAAAGCTGGGCTGTCGTTACGCTCGCCATCTTAAAAAAAAGAGCCCCCCGCCCCTATTGGCGAGGGCTCTTTGAGTTGAGGTTAGGCACCCGTGATCTTCTGTCCCGCATTCACATTGATGATAAGCTCATCAGTGTTCATACGGACTCGAACGACGTCAGCTGGAGGCTGCTCAGTTCTGTAGGTTTCGGACACGAATGGACCTCCTCGACGAGAATAGGCCATTGTTCGGCCAACCCCTCCACTTGACAGAGGGCCACTCGCAATAGAGGCAACATAGAAAGAACTCGTCGGCCAAATGTCAGTTCGGCTTCCAGTTTGTCCTTTCAGAGCGTTATTGTATCGAGTCTTGCAGATGATGACACCGTCGACTCCAAGAACTCGAGCAACTTGATCCTGTGACCAGAAGAGAGTTCCAGAACCGTTGATAAGATTTCTCATATCGTCAGTTTGGAGCATCTCTTGATACAGAGAGGCTTCAATAACCAGTTGGATGTTATTGAAGATTCCAGCTTGGTTCAACCGAACGACAGCGTTATTGATGTCGGCGATTGGAGTGGCACTTGCGACTACTGACATCGCGGCTGTCGCTGCGGTGCTAGTGAATGACGCGCCTGACAGTGCTGCGGCTGCTCGAAGTTCGTGTCCAACCATCAAGTCGTCTGCGAGCTGATTTGCAGCGGCAGAAACAATGTCGAGCTGAGCGTCCGAGGCGGCTTCAACGATATTCAAATCGTCCAAGGCGTTCTCAACACCGTACTCGACACACTCGAAAGTGGCAGACTCATATTCTCCGCTCGTTTGAGCGAAGTTTGATCCTGCTGCACGAGGCTTCGAAATGTCATTGTCGAATTGTGAGCTTACGATTTTGATATATTTTCCCTTTTGAGTGTCAGTCATAAGGATTGGCAAAATCTGAGAGCCTACGAATTGTTGACGGTCAACTTCGTTGACCACTTCAGATATTATCGGCTGAAATGTAGCCGATGCTGATGGAAACATACTCATAATTCAGTTCTCCCTATTCTATGCGAAAACATGGTTGTGAATGAGAACTTCGATCACGTCTCCGTCAGCCGACGAGGCTTGAAGAGCGTATCCGATTTTCACGTTCGTGTTATCAGTCCCAACCTTTCCGCTTCCGTCTGTGTAGACGATTGCGTCAACGGCAATGGTGTCTCCTCCGCAGAGGGCCTCCACTGATCCGCCCGAATTGAGAAGCTGAACGTTTCCGTAACCTGAAGCTTCAATCGCTTCTGTGGTCACGCCAATGACATGATCTGTCGCATTATCTCCAGCGACAGAAATTGTGCCGCTGGAATCTAGGGCGACCAACGCATAAGGCGCGATCGCCACCGCCGTAGCTTTGAAGGTACGGCCCGATGATTGTGAGGTTGTAGAGCCCATGATTTTTTAGTTTTCTTTCCAGAGTTCTGGATTTTTCTTGCCTACTTCAAGGAATGCAGCAGAGCGACTCATTTTTGGATTTGCTTCCAGAATCATCGACACAGCTTCGCTTTTGAGTTCGGCGTTGGTCTTTTCGATAGGAGTTTCATCTGCGAAATCCTCTTCAACTTCGTCGGAGCCTTCTACGAGACTCTTCAGAGTGGAGAGCTGCTCTTTTAAGTGAGCGACTTCCTCGACTAGATTACCTATCATTGAGTCGCGTTGGTCCAGTCTGCTCTCAAGTTCTTCAATTTGAGAGCCCTCATGGACTTCAGCGGGTTCTTCGAGCTCGGAGGAAAGTTTTTTCTTCCGACTCGACTTCTTTGGGGTCTCTTCCGCAACCGTTTCGGCTGGTTCTGGAGACTCGCCTTTATCTGCTGCTTCTGCGGCTTTCCTTTCGGGAGCGTCAGAAGCTGCCGTTGTGAGTTCAGTTTTCATTGGTTCATTTTTGGTTGCGTTAGAGAACAGACTGGAATTTGCCGCTGGATTGTCGACAAAATCGGCAGACTGAATTGAAATCATCTCAACAGAAGGAAGCTCATAAAGAGCATCTTCCGGCCTCTCTAACCGACCGGAATAATCTTCTTCTTCTCCACTATCAAGCTCCCAAAAGAGTCTAGCCTCAAAAACGAGACTGATTCCAAAATTTTCAGGAAGGAGATCGGCCATTTCGAAGAGTTGCTCATATTGCTCCTTCCTGTTTTTCCGAAAAGCTTCAAACGCTTGAAAGCTTCGAGCTCGAATTCTCTCTCCGTCGAGATAAAAGCCAGAAAAGAAGCCGATTTCAGAAGTCAAACGATCTCCGAGAGCGTTCGTGTGAGTGATGTAGGCTGGCAAATTCTTCCCTTGGAGCAGAGAAATCGCTCCTTGAAGAGATTTTTTTGTGACTAAAATTCCATGCCCCTTCGCTTCTCCAGCTTGAATGATTGAGACATCTGCCATCATTCCTCTGTTGACATCGACGACTGAAAGCTCCGTCTGTTGGAACAAAGTCGCCTGAAGCGTCAAGCATTCAGTCCCTGTCTCGAGCACTGGCATCTATTTCTGCTTAGGAGGAGGAGCTGGTTTGTCGTCTTTCTCGCCAAGCTGGCGGTCGACCCAATTTTGCTCCATGGTTGTCAGTTCTTTTTTGGCCTTCGGAGAAGGCTTCTTCAAGTATTCTAAAACTTTCTTTCTCACGATTATTCTCCTTCAGTTGGTTCGAAAGCGTCAACTTCTGGGTTGACTATGTCTGCGAAATTTGCGCTCGCATGAACATTGTAGAAATTGAACAGTTCTGTCCAGTTGTCAAGCCCGTATTCATCAGCGAGCATCTTCGCGGTGACGATGTTTTGAGCTTTCCTTCTCAGAACACTCTCGGCTGATTCCCCAAACTGGCTTGCGATGTCGTCGAGAGACATCGCTCCCATTTGGAGATATTTCGCGTCAGACTGAACTTGAGAGCTGCGGTTGATCCAGCGGAAGGCGGGTTGCTGCCATCTTACCTTGAACGGATCGAAAGTGTCGAGAGACTGCCCTTTCGGCAGCGTTATCCAGCCATCTGCAATCCAGCGACGAACTTTCCATCTGTAGATTCGACTGAGAACTTGAATCAAGCACCTCTGCTCTTCCTCGATTGCTCCTTGATATTGAAGGACGAGTCCTTGAGAAGCTGAGAAAGAACTTTGACCGATGAGAGAGACCATCATTTCGACAGGGATTCCGACAGCCGCGCCGACCTGTCTCAGTCGATAGATGCACCAATCAATTCCGTCAACATTCGGACGACCTCCTGAAGAGATTGTCTCGACGGATTCTCCGGGCTCTAAGTAATGAAATTGTCCCGGCTCAAATTTTTGAAGTCGCCCGAGAGTGTCTTGATCTGCCGACTCCATTCTGTCAATGAGCTCGAATTGAGCTGCATTGTCTTTTTTGACGACAGCAGAGAGAGAAGCCGAAACTTTGGCTGAAATCATCTCAATATCCTCATATTCGCTGATGTCTTGGAGAGCATTGACGACAGGAGCGAGTTCTGGGATGCCTCTCCACTGAGAAGGCCGAACTCGTTTGAAATAGAGGATCATGTCTCTCGCCGGAATCGTTTTGACCTTCTCAAGCGTTCCATTGACCCTCTGTCCCACTTTGTATCGAATCGGTCTGCCTACTTTGTTGACGATGACTCCCTGCTTGTCGGAGCTCGCTTCAGAATACTGCTGAGATGACCACTGATTCCCTATTCGATTCCCTTCGACGAGCTGAAGATCGCCGCTGCGAGAGAGAATGATTCCGATGTCTCCTTGAAATAAAGTTGCATCTATGACCTCCTTTTGAACTCCAGCCATATTCATCGACTTCGTCACTTCGGGATATTCGCACCAACTCGCCCAGAGATCGACGAGACGAGTATTGAATCCTTCGTCCTTCGTCATCGGCTGTGCAGCGATTCCAGCTCCAATGACATCAGTCTTTCTCAGGCGAGAGATGGATTTGACGACAGGGTTGTTTCGCTTGAAATTCATCAGCGTCGAAATCAACCTGTCTCTATCCCAAGAATTGAGCTCGATCTCTTCTGATCGAATGGGGTCAAGTCCTCTGTTTCGACGGTTTCGAGTATTTTTGACGGCGTCGTACCCGAACAAGAGTCGACTCGCAGCTTTGATTCTATCGACGATTTTCATTTATCCCCAACTTCTGAAGTCCATTCGATTAGCTCCTCGACAGTTCGCATCGTTTCCTGTCGTTCGAAGCATGATTTCTCTAGTCATGGATCGTATTTCTGAGATGAGCATGAAGCGATCCTCGTAGGTGAAAGTTCGATCTCCAAGAGTATAGCTCGAAGTCGCGCTCGAGCTGATGTTTGTCAAAGCGGTGACGAAGTTATCCCTCATCGTCGTCAACTCTGATACTGAAACATTCGCGGCCATTTTATTTCACCTTAATGTTCGGATATTGTTTTGCTATCTTCTCTGTGCTTTCCATCATTCCCTTTTTGACTGACCTCTCAAAATACTTCTGTCTACCGCGGAATGACGATTCAACAATCCCTGTGTCACCTGTAAATGGATTGAAGGTGTTTGTCGAGGAAATTGTGAACCTTAGAGTTGGGTTTTTCCCTCTCAAGTTTTTGCTCCCTGTGGCGACATTGCTCCAAATTGGAGCGTCTCTTCCTGCTGATCCCATTCCTCCGGACTTGTTCATCGACGTTTGAATTACGGCACTGTCGGGCCATCCTTTTGAATAGCCTCTCAAAGCGAGCTTTTTTGCAGTAAGAAAGAAGGCAGCTTTTGAGAGACCGACTCGAGTTTCAGCTCTCTCTCTCAGCCTCTTCATTCTAGTCATCAGCTTGTTCCACATCGAATTTGAATACCTGAATCCTTCGTTCCCTCCCTTTGTTGGCCCGACATAGTAGAATTTTCCGTTCATTCTGACCCATCCTTTGAAGTGTCGGCTTCTAGGATTGTATTTTCCTCCCGCTTTCGCAATCGTCGTCCGCTTGATTTTCCCTGCACAGGTTCTCAAAACAGAGAGAGTCTCTTGCTCGAAGATTTCTCCAAAAGTCATATCAGTCGGAAGAGCGTTTTTGAGGTGATCGCAGAACCTCATAAACGGCCTCGCGTCTACTTTGATATTTGATGCCATTACCAACTCTCACCAATTCTCACCAACTCTCACCAATTCTCACCAATTCTCACCAACTCTCACCAATTCTCACCAACTCTCACCAACTCTCACCAATTCTCACCAATTCTCACCAACTCTCACCAACTCTCACCAACTCTCACCAACTCTCACCAATTCTCACCAACTCTCACCAGATTGATTCTTCGGTCTGCGAAGGAGTCGGAGCCCGATTAGGCTTCTTTTCGACTTTCTGAATCACGGCTCCTCCGAGCCCGAAAGCAGAAGATACCGCAAGAGCGTAGGTTTCGCAATCCCAGAAGTGGTCATCCCTTCCAGTGACGAGCCATTCTGTGACCGTTTTCCCTTTTGCGTTCACTCTCTCAACCAAATTTGTCGAAAGCATTTGGCGAACATATTCGGCATCAACCGAATCATAGAGGTGCCAGTTGAGTTTTTGACCGCTTCTCGCCTTCAAAAGCTCCTCTTGCCAAACTTGTTTATTCACATGAAGGAGGTTGATTTGACCTCCCCCTTTTCGAGCCTGTTTTTTCATAACAGAATAAGGATCGAGACGAGTCAAACGATACGGAGTCGGCATCTTATCCCAACCTTTTGCACCGACCCAAAATGTCGGATTTGAGAAAATGTTCTCATAAATTTCTTGAGTTCGATATCCGGTGTCTATGATCCCTTTGTGAACTTCGTATCTGTCAATGATCGCCTCAAAATCCTCAAAAACTTGACTGATTCCGTTGTCGATAAGGTAGGAAGTCCCTTCTTTATCGAAGCCTCTAACGATCCAGACAAAGTAGGTCCGCTGAACATCGACTGAAATTATCCGATAATCCCCGAGAATGTCTCCTCTTTCATTCGATTCAACCTCGAGAGCTTTGAATTCTGCCGGATCGACGAGCCCTTGATCGGGTTTGTAAGGTTCTGCGAGCCATCCAAGAGTGAAAGCTCGAAGGCCGTCGACAGTTTCTTTGGCATTTAGGTATTCGACAGCCATTCTCCCAAAGGTAATCATCGGCGAATAAAGAGAATTGAGATGATATGATCGGGTTCCTTTCGCTGCATTCGGATTTCCGGCGATCCATTCCCCAGCTTGAACCATTTTCAATTTGTCAGAATCCGTGATCTCGCCGCTGCAATTCTCACAAATATATCGAGCCGTCTCCTGAACGACAGAGAGCTCGTAATTTCCGCCCTCTAAATTGGCTCCCTCGTCCCAAGTCACGTTCAAATCGCCTTCGTCATTCTTCCATCGAAAAGTGATTTTGGCTTCACAGTTAGGACAAGTGACGAAGAATCGGCGTTTGTCGCCTTCATTGAACTCTTGCCAAATTCCTCCATGCTCATTCACTGGCGTCGACGATTGGAAAATCTTGTAATCAGTCCGGCCTTTGACTCGATCCAGACACTCTCTGCGAGTCTGTTCGTCGATCACGTCGATTTCATCCAGAACGAGAATGGAAATTGGGAAGGATCGAATGTTCGCTGACGATCCTGCCCCAACGAGGTTCATCGTGCAGGAATCAAATTCCTGTTTTTTGAGCGTGATGAGGTCGGTGTCAACCTGTCCTTCGGAATATCGGGGCAAATGACGACTGATTACTTCAGATTCTCGGCAAAACGGGAGCCATCTGTCGGACGAGAAAACTCGAACGAGCTGCTCATTCGGAAAGACCCACAAAATTGGACGCGGCCTTTGGTCGATCGTGTAACCTAGCATGACGTAGAAAGTGGTCGTCTTGGAGGTTTGAGAGCCCCAACAGAGAGAAACTCGCTGCACTTCGGGATCGCTGACCGCTTCAAGCACCTCTCTCACATAGGGATAGAGCCGAATCGAATAAGGTCCAGCCTGTTCCGTGATTCTCTCAGACAGGACGACAGATTTTTCAGCCCACTCTCTCACTCCGAGCTTTTCTCGAGCTTTGAAAAAGCCGAGGGCATATCGCTCAATCCTCTTCACTCAGCTCCTTTTCGAGCATTTCGAACACTTTCGTCATGCCCTCTTCCATTGCAGTTTCGGCTTGAATCGGATTCGCAGGGTTCGCCGCATGAGCATTCGCTTTTGGGAAGGCATCCAGAAGAGCTCTCAATGGGCTGAGAATGCGCTTCACAGCCATTTGAGCATCGCCTAAAGGTACGAGCCCCTTTTCTTCTTTTTCGAGTTCTATCTCTTTCAGGCGACGAAGGGCTTCCTCCTTCCCTGCTTGGGCTCTAAGAAGCTGGTGTCTTGTCTTTTGGAGTTCTTCTGGAAGGTGATCGTCGTGGAGACCGTCGACATTTTCCGCCGCTCTCATCTCTAAATACTCTTTCCACTCCTCGACATCCGTTCCTTCCGGCCCGTCATGCAGCTTTCGAAGGTGAAAAACTGTCCGGCGAGAAATGCCGAGTTCGGTTGCGAGCTGTTGAGCGGTTAGAACTTTGACCGGAGCGACCTCTTCCTCGGCAATTTTGAAAAGAATCTCCTGCTCTGAAGTCGTCAGAACTTTCCCGTCTGCCGCCTTTTTGACGATATTCTCTTGGTTCTTCAGCAGAACCTTCTTCGCCTGTTCTTTGGATAGAAGAGAATCAGCCATGGAAAAGCTTCAGAACCTCCGATTTTGCTGAAGGGTCGTCCAAGAACGCCCCGACCATTCTGCTCGTCGTCGTCGTCGCTCCCGCTTTTCGCACTCCTCTCATCTCCATGCACAGGTGCCGAGCTTTCATAACCACAGCGACACCTCCACAATCGAGCGTCTCGCTCAATTCTTCCGCAATTTGGAAGGTGATTCTCTCTTGATTCTGAAGTTTTCTCGAGTATTTCTCAACAATTCGAGCGAGCTTTGATAATCCGACAATTCTCTTCTTTGGGAGATAGGCGACACAGGCCGTTCCGAAAAAGGGAACCATGTGGTGTTCACAGAGAGAATAGAAAGGAATATCAGTCTGAACGATCATGTCCTCGCCCCCCTCGTTTTCAAACGTGGTGAGATTGAATTCGGGGCAAGAAGTGACCTCTTTTAGAAACTTGAGATACCTTTTTGGCGTCTCCTTTAAGCCCTCTCTCTCTGGGTTCTCGCCAACGAATTCGAGAACGTGAGCAATTAGAGAACATTCAGAAGCTTGTGGCTCTGTAGAGACAGTTTCCACTTTGGATTTTCTAGTATCAGTTCGGTGCATTTTTGCAGATTTTTTTTGTTCATGTCGTTTCCGTCAAAACGAGGAGACAGATAGAGGTGCTTTGATTCGACTTTCGGCTCGGGAACTCCGAGCTGATTCGCGTGCCTGACGTATCTCAGCTCGTCGACTCCGTCAGGGAAGTTCTTTTCAACGACATGATCTGCGACTTTTGGCGAGACACAGACCCAATCAAGCCCGTTTGGAGCTCGATTATTTCCGTTCGTCTCTATTGCTTGAGAATATCCCTTCCCTTTGAAGTAGTCGACATGGCTCTGTGTCAGTTGGAGAGTTGGTTCTCCGCCTGTCCAAACTATCCACTGGCACGGATATTCCTGAATTTTGACTAGAAGCTCCTCGTTTGAAAGCTCCTGACCGCTCTCAAATTCCGTGTCACAGAACCCACAGGTTTGGTCACAGTCCGAGAGACGAATAAAAATAGAAGCGTGCCCGGCTCTGTAGCCTTCTCCTTGAAGCGAATAAAAGTATTCATTTACTTTCAACATATATTATCTATCCTCCTCCGCGTCCGCGTAGCAGTTTTCAGTTTCCCAGATGCGCACCTTTGTAATTTCAACGCCTGTTCCCTTCATTAAAGACGGACAAACGGTGTTCACTAGATATTCCGCCATGTTTTCAGCCGTTGGGTTTGTCGGCATCAAATACAGCTTTTGAACAATGCCCTCCCTTGGCTCGAAAATGCTGACAACCTTAATCCCAAGCTCATCGGCTTTATTTAAAATAAATCCATGATCCCAATATTTATCAATCCATCCACCAATCAGCGTTTTGATGGCTGAAAAATCCATAACGCGCCCAACGGCATCCAATTCAGCGGAAGCCGTAAAGAACGCGACATAATTATGGCCATGCAGATGAGCACACTTTGACTCATGGAGCATTACTCGATGACCGCAACAGAACTGGATGCGCCGAGTTGCAGTAATGATTTTCATGTGAGTTTGACCTCAAAATCCCAGTTATGGCCGTGGAACAGCGAGCAATGTCCATCATGGAGAACTTGACGATGCGCGAACGGAATTTTAGACCAGCGTTTTGAACAGGAGAACTCACTCATCCTCAACCTCCGCTTGTTTTTTTTCCAGTTCGCGAGCTCGCTGAACCACGACTTCCCATGGCTCTTGATATTCGACAGGGTCTTTTTTTCCGAGAGCGTCAAAAGCGAGAATCCTCTCAATGTCACTTCCCGTTTTTCCGCTCGCTCGACCCTGTTCATCGGGCGAATATGAGGTATTCGTGTTGGCAAAATACTCGTCAAAATCGACGCCGAGCTGGAGACAGCAGTTCATCGCGTCTCTGAGAATTGACTCTTTGTCTCCATCCAAATAAGGGAGGTAGAAATCCACCAATTCATTGTCCCAATTCCCCACTCGAAACGCCTGAGAAATAGCAGAATAGAATTCCGGACGACAGTCGGGATAGATCGCATGATCTCCCGAGTGAACTCCAAGGCAAATCGACGTCTCACACTCATTCTCCTTGGCGAGAGAGAGTGCATAACCATAGATGATCGACGAGAAGATCGCATTTCGATTTGGGACGACCGTCTCTTTCATTGAGTCCTCGGCATAGTGACCCTCCGGAGAGCTCCAGCTCCCCGTCGTCAGAGAGGAGTGAAACAGAGTTCCGAGCACACTCAAGTCAACGACTGCGTGACGAATCTGAAATCCCTTCGAACGAAGAAGGACGAGGTTACTTTGCAGCTTCTCAAGCTCGATTTTGTGCTTCTGTCCATAGTCAAAGCTCAGAGAATAGACAGGCTCCTCGCCAAATCCGGCGATCGAGTGAAGGAGGAGAGCCGATGAATCCATTCCTCCGGAGAGAGATAGAACTGGAATACGTTTTTTGTCGCTCATTTTTGGTGAGAGTTGGTGAGAGTTGGTGAGAGTTGGTGAGAGTTGGTGGGAATTGGTGAAAGTTGGTGAGAGTTGGTGGGAATTGGTGAGTTGTGGTTTTTTGATTGTCAAAATAGTTTGTCGATCATTTTCAAGCCATAAAGTCAGCGCAGATCAGTTCTACGCACCTCCCGTCCGACATTTCGGAGTCATCTTCGTCATCTCGAAGCTTCGAAGCTGCACGCTCAAAGACTTCTCTCTGTTCAGTCGTCAAGGTGATCGAGTTATTCTGAGGAATGTCTCTGTCACTGACTTCGTCCGGCGGCTCCCAGAGAGCGTTCAAAAGGGGCTCTCTCTCCCATTCTGCGAAGGCTGTCATGTCTAAATCGACCTGAGAAGCGTCTAATTCGCGCAAAAGATCGCCAACTTTCTCATAATCAAGCTCTGCCATTGAGGCGAGACGATTGTCAGCAATCATATGAGCAATCTCGTCCTCTTCAGATTCAAAATTTTGCTCATCAACTGGGACTTCGGCGAGATTCATAGCGAGTGCAGCGGCGAGACGCCCGTGACCGCAGACGACTTTGCCAGAATTTGCCGAAACGACGATTGGAGACCGCCACCCTTGGTGAAGAAGGATTTTCTGGATCACTTCAAGCTGTCTCTCGTCGTGTTGATTGGGATTATCCTCGCGAGGCGAGAGAGTTTTGGGGTCAGTCAAAGAAGAATGACGGCAGTTGATTTGGGGAGTTTGGTCGCTGTTCATATACTAAAATTTCCTTCCAATGCGAGAGAAGCCAACCTCCGTGGCTCTCTCAGGGCTTTCAACCACTGTTTGATGGTGAAATCACCCCTCTTCGGTGAACTCGCCGCTGGTGTTGCACTCTCTCGTCGAGGAACAGCGAGAGACAGCCAATCTCGTGCGAGAACCACCACTTCTCTGGCAAGTTTGCCCATCAAAACTGGTTTTTTGACGTTTTTTGGGCTGAAAATAGCAAAATTCAGGTTAAACCTTCCGAGAGATAGCCCGTTCTCGCGCGAGATTTTGGCTCTCTCAGGCTGTCTCAGACAGCGGATCTCATCAGAGTGCGAGAGTGCGAACCGCTGTGAGAAACCGATCTCCAACTTTTGATAAGCCGCGGTCGCGGAGAT